GATAGTCGCGTCCCACCCCCCCCCAACGGGGCGGTCGAAGGGCATGTGCCCGGAAGCGGCTCCATAGCCACTCATTCGCTCTCCACCTCTCCGGTATTCCATTTCGTTCATTCGGTAGTCGTGCTCAAACTCCCTGGGGGTCTTCATTTCACCCTCACCGGAAATGGCGAATCCGATCTTATTCATGGGCCTAGTCATCTCCCGTCTATCAGTATAGGCCGGAGGCATATAGTATGGGTAGTGGGACTGAGGGCCGGTCATACGGTCATCCCAATAGTTACTCTCTACCCACATCCCGCCATCATTACGGGGAGCAAAACGGCCATCGGAGTATCGACGATATCCCCGGTCCTCCGGTTCCATCATCTCAGAACGGGGCGCATATCGACCGTTGTCATAATGCTCCCGGCCACGGCGGTCACGGAATTTATCATCGACATCATAATTATCATAGCTCCGTCCGTCGTTGTAGCGGCGATTGCTGCCACTGGACATGAGCATCATCCGTGTGGATCGTTTCATCTTGATCCCTCCTTACGCCGTAGGGGCGGGAGCAGCGCCCCCGTCAATGCTGGTGAGGTTGTTGCTGGGGGAGCAGCAGGGAGTGCCCAGCATACGGAACGAGCCGCCGGTGGGGGTGGTCACGACACAGAGAGAGTATTTGGTCCGGGTACGGATGCCGCAGGCGGTGACCTGAGCGCAATTCCGCTTCGTCATGGGATAGAGAGTGGTTCCGGTCCCGATGGTAAAATACACCGGAGCATTGATGGTGGTGGTGTCGGGGATGGCCTGAGCCACGACCACGCAATACTTCTCTCCGTTGTTATAGGAACCGGCAGGCAGGTTGATCTCCAGGTTCCCGCCGGTAAAGGCGACCGCCTGAGAAAGCACGAGCCGGTCGCAAAGTCTGCATACAGGTTTACATGCCATGGTCAGCCATCCTCCTTTGTTGCGGCAGCCCGGTTGAATCCAGCACCAGAATTGATTGTCTTGAATATTTCCAAAAACATATCGTCTTTGTCTGATTTAGCGATATTGCAGGCCACCTGAACGGTATCAGCATAAGTCCGCAGCTCTGAAACACTCATTTTCGTTTTATCTAGGCTATAGAGGTGCTCAATGAGTTCTTGTTTTACTTCATCAATAGTGTGCATATAGGTTTACCTCCAAAAAATCAGGGGCGGCAGACACTCAGCCCACCGCCCCGAAGTAGTCACGGCAGAGCCGGAAAGTTAAAGGGGGCGATTTCGACCAGTTTAGCAGCCACAGCCGCAACCGTTGTTATAGGCCCCGCAGTAGGGATATGGGGCGGGCACCTGATAGGCGGGTACGGGCATGGGGTTGATCCGGCGGATCAGCTCAGAGGTCTGGGCATCCAGAGTAGCGGTCAGGTAGCTGTTCTGGTTGGCCTGGGAGGCAGCCAGCTTGAGAGACTGATTCTCCGCCTGGAGGGAATCGATCTTGCTCTGAGTCAGGAAGTCCAGAATGGCGCGGGTGTTGGAGTTGTTATTCTCCAGGATATCGCGGGTGCTGCCCTGGATGGTGTTCTGGATGGCGCAAGTGTTGGTCGCCATGTTGTAATTCACGCCGTCGATGGCCCGCTGGGTCTGGCAGCAACAATCCTGAGCCTGAGCGGCCATATTGCACATCTGAGACTGGACGCCGTTGAAGCCCTGAAGCAGAGCAACATTGGTGTTGTTGAAGCCGCTGGTGATGCTGTTGTTCAGGGCATAGGTACTATCGCAAATGCCCTGCTGGATAGCAGAGATGCCGCGCTCCACACCGTTGAAGGCAATGGCCTCGTTTACATCTGCGCGGGTGGCGAGGCCCTGGAGTCCGGGATCAGTGCTGGCACCGCCACCACCGAAGCCGCCGAAACCACCGCGGCCCCAGCCGAAGATCATGGCAAAGATGATGATAGCCCACCAGCCGTCACCGCCCCAGAAGCCGCCGTTGTTACAGTTTCCGCCGTTGGAATCGCTGCCCAGCGCATAGCCAGTCGCAAAATCGTTATCCATTGTATATACTCCTTTATCAGTTATTACATCGGGGCCGTACGCTCCCCGGATGTTTCCAAAGAGCGGTTTTTATCAAGACCCGAAAACTGATAAAGAGTGCGCTATTTTATTTCATCGGAAGCCCAAGTTGTCTTGCAATCTCCTCAACTGAGGTCCCTCTCTGCTTTGCCATGTTCTCCGCAGTTTGGCGGAGCTGCTGCGGGTTTTTTCCCTGGATGAGCCGCATAGCCTGGGCGGCCTGTGGGTTTTGCCCGGCCATTTGCTGGAGCATTTGCATAGGATTTCCGCCGTTCCGCGCCATTTGGAGCATGGCCATCATGGGATTATTCATCGGAGGCATCATTCTTTTTCCCCGCCTTTCCGCTGGAAACAGGCTTTTTCAGCCGCTCTATCTCGTCTTTCAGATTGTTGATGGTATCTTTCATGTCCATAAATTCATCCAGAGGCGCGAAAGCAGGGGCAACATTCTCCGCCGGCTGTTCCCTTGCCTGCTGCTGGCTGTGGAACTCAAACACATCCGCCGCGCCGGTGTTGGTGTTGAATCGCTTCATGTAGATTACATTGTGAGCGAGGTCGGGGAAAAACATGGGAGCACCCATAAAGTCCACTGGGACCCCCAGCGCCTCCTCTCTGGAGGCCACAGGGCGACAGAAAAAGTTAGGCTGTGTGTTTGTATTCCCAACCGTCTGTGTGGCCTGTACGGGTTGCGGAGAGGGCTGCTGCATAGGCTGGTAGATCTGTGGAGCGGGCGCAAACGGAGTTACTGGGTTGTATCCGCCATAAGCGGGGTATGTATAATTAGGAAATCCGGCCATTGTCCAGCGCCTCCTTCCTCGCTTCTACTTCATCCACGTATTTTTGGAGCCCATAGTCATCCCCCTGGGCCTGATACCACATCACACTCTCGGCGGCACAGTCCGGTCGGATGCCGGCAGCCACCAGCCTTTCTACCGGGGTCATATATCACACGTCCTTTGTATAAAAATAATGGAGTCCGTGAGGAGGGCGGCGACGTGTACCAACCCTTGATCCCCACGTCCTCCATGCTTAAATTATCGCAAAAAAATCCCCCGGCTGGGTGCGGTCCCAGTCGGGGTTTTGTGCGGTTTATGTACGTTTTGTGTACAGCTGCTCAGAGACCTCTATCACTCGCTTTAAGATATATTTCAAGTGATCTCCAACAGTGGATCTACGCCAGCCCAGTTCGGCGGCAATATCTATCTGTGCCCATTTTTCGATAATATATCGCCTTGCGATCAAGTCATCATCTCTATGGAAGGCAGCTTCCCGGATGGCTGTTTCGAGCTGAGAGCGCAAGAGCCTGTCCAACGGTTCTGGAAGTTTTACTCTTGCGCTCATGCTCCACGTCCTTTCTTTATCCCTTCCTTGCCAGCGCTGCAACCACCACGGCTAACTCCTCACGGGTCATCCACGACTTGGGCCGCTCGATCGTCCCGCCCACATCGGTCATGGCTCCGACATCGATTGCCGTATCAATAAACGGCTTTGCCCAATCGCTGGCCGGTTCCTTTGCTTTCGCTTTCAAATAGTTCTCCATAAAGGTATTAAACTGATCCTGAGTCATATCATCATCCTCCTGATATTCGGGGCGATATGCGCCCACAATGAATTTCTTGTGTCTCCGGCGGCGCAGTACCGCACCTCCGTTGTCCTCACTGGCACTTCCGGTGTTGCCATCAATGGTGGTGATGTAGGTCCCGTCCCAGCTCTCGCAGATGCCAACATGCCCGGCGGAGCTTCTGCCGGAGAAGTTGAAGAACACGATGTCTCCCGGCCGGTAGTTAGTCACCTTCTGCTTCTTGTGGAAGGACATCAGCGTGGGGCAGTAGGCGGTCTTATCTCCGCCATAGTACAGGTCAGAGGCCCCGGCCTCCCGGAACACCCACCAGACGAACACGGCACACCAGGGATATCCACCGCCCGAGACCGCTCTTCCATAGTAGGCAGTGTTGTATTTCACATTATCACTCTTGGCCGGGGATTCTTTGGTCCCGATCTGCGACCGGGCGATTTCCAATATCTTTTCAGCGGTTGCCATAGTGCGCCTCCTCACTTCTGTGCCTTGATCCACCCCGCCTGCTCCATCAGCTGCACCAGTTTGTCATAACCGAACATCGCGGAGAAGGCCACCAGGAAGATGAGGGCGATCAGCGCCACGATCATCCAGCCGGTGATGGCAAAGCGGTAATAGGACCACAGGCCGAAGCCCGCCCCTACCGTTACCACTGCGGCCACCAGGAAGGCCAGCAGGTTGGTGGGGAGCATATCGTACAGCAGGCTCTTGAGCACCTGTACGATGATGTTGGTCACCAGGGTCAGCGCCAGCACCAGGGCCAGCAGCATGGGCAGATAGTTGGTCAGTTCATTCATGGGTCGTTTCCTCCTTTTTGCCGGATCTATCCGGCCAGTTGTTATGTTTGCTCAGGTTCTCCAGTATGGATTTGATGGCGTAAGCCAGGATCACGGCAATGATCTCAGTGACGGCTTTCCCGGATAGCTGTTCTGCGATTTGCTCACGACCCAGATAGGCCAGCAGATAGGAGCACCACACCCAGGCACAACCATTGAACAGGCACAGCCAGACGGCGGCTTTCATGGTCTCCATGCGCCCCCTTCTGGACCGGTGGGCGGACAGCCACCACAGCCCCAGACAGAACATACAGGCCAGAGAGAACGCCGCTACAACGGCCAGGATCATCTGCGTGCTCATACTTCCCTCCTCATGATGGGGAGGCGTTCCACTTCATCCATGACTGTATTTAGATGCCCATTCCCGCCCAGCTTTTTATATGCCCGGTACATCTCCTGGAGGTTTTCTTTGTCCTCAAGTGATATGCCGTGACTGCTGATATAGGATTTTCCGAGATACCTGACTCGGTCTACCGTGAGAACTTTCAGTCCATCCACCACAGCATCCATCTTTTCGTCCTGCTTGTCCGCTTTGTTCCATTTGCGGTTTAAGTACGCAAGCAGGATAGCCATTGTTCCGGACCCAATTCCAGCACCCAAAATTCCAACAATAAAGTCCATTGCGTCCGCTCCTTGTGATAAAAATACCGCCTTGTCTTCTTGACAAAGCGGCTCAAAGCACTATAATGTAGATAGAAGGGCGCTGCGACAAGCGGTTAGCCCGGTTAGTTGAAGTTTATAAGCAAAAGCCTATGAAACCGTCACTTGGCCGAGTGGCGGTTTCTGCTTTTCACAATAATCGTAACGGTGAACCGTCCGATATGTAATGTGATCCGCATGGGCCTCACCCCCTTTCCGGGGATGTGGCTGACCGCCTGCCGTTGTTGCAGCGCCTGCTTTTATCTTACACAGCACGCCGCGTTTTGTCAATTCCTGCCGCTATAAGGCGGCTTTTTATTTTGCAACCCTTTCCCACGCCTGCGGGTAATCTGTTGGACTATGTACGGTGTTGTCCGTCAGGCAGCGATATACTACGCCGCCGTCCACGCAGCACTCCCCAGTCATGTACATGCCGCTGGTGCCGTTGGGGGCCTGATAGGGCTTTGCTCTGGCGGGGTCTTTCGTGTGGCAGATAGACCACAGGGCAGGGAGGTCCGCCGGCCTCTGGTCAGGCCATGTGGAGGCGTTGTAGGGCTGGAGGAGCTTGTACACCTGCTCGCCGTCCCTCACCGGGGCCCCGATGGGCCACAGACTATAGTCCTTTTCCGAGTCAAAATTGGGGGTCTTGCTCTCCTCAGCAATGATGGCTGTGCCGTCAAGATCGGGGGCCCGGCTTCGCAGGTCAAGGGCGTCTGCCGCACCCTGGGACCTCATTATGCTGAGGACCAAATCTTTGGTTGTCATGCGCTCTGAACCCCCTCCTGGTACGCCGCCGCCATGCTGTCCCATACTGCGGCGACCTCCTGCTTGTCTGCCTTGTTTTTCTCCACATCCCCCAGGCGGCTCTCTGGGGTGACCTCGTTTTCCTTCGCCGCCCTCAGATAGACCTCAAGGTTGCCCTCGATATCCTCCTGGGAGATGGCGGGCTGTTCCAGGTGATATTCGTCGTATTCCCAGCCCGTGATGGTGGTCTCGTCCAGCTCTTCGGTATATTCCTGGGCATTCTCGTAGAACCGCACCAGACACCAGCCGGGCTTATTGGGCATAGCCTCGATAGAGAACGTGCCAGGGTTGTTATCGCCTCTTACTCTCATGCTTTCACCTCCCGGAATTGGAGACGCGCGCCTGTGACATTGTTGATAACCGATGAGTCGAAGTTCGCATTGAAGCTAAACAGGCCGGCACCCGAGGCACCCGTCCAGTAACCCCCGACATTAAGCACATTCTGCCCGGAGCTCGAGTACATGTAATCCGGGATATACGTCGTTTCGCTCCCTCCATTATCATTTGGAATAAACGCCCACGGGAAACCGGAGCTAAACCCAAATCCTTTAATAAACCCGGAGTTCGGAAGAGTAATGCCAGAGGATATGTAATTTTCGGTGGTGTCATCAGCATAACTATCGGGTTCTGTGCACATGTAAGCGGTCCGGTTTTGGAAGTTGATTCCATCAACAAACTCCCGGACATTCCCCCACGGGTTCTCAATTCCCCGATACTGCACCGCAGCGTTATCACCTGAGTGTGCTCTGCCGGTATGATAGACCATGGCATCAGTCTCGCCGGTTTTATGGACGGCTGTGTCGTTGACGATCCCCTGACCTATCTTCTTTTGACTATCCCAATCGGCGTATTCGACCAGAAGCAACAAATTATAGGCACACAATGCGGCGATGTCACGGAGCTGGAAGCCGGTGGCAGTCGCTTTTGACGTAACACGAAATCCGTCTCTTGTATCTGAAGTCGAAGGTGTAAGGCCCGAATTACTCCTCAGCGTTGAAGTGCCACTGCTGTTTCCTTTGACACCTTCGTATCTTGCCAAATAGCAACCGCTCCCAGGGTGAAGCGAAAATACACTTTTCGGCCCGTCTGAAACGTAATATCGGAATGTATTTCCAATCTTTTCGATTTTGTAGTAGAATTCCGGTATTTTAACAAATACAGGCTTAATGGGATTAGTCCGTTCAAATCCATCTTCACCTTTTTTGTATAAAGCAGAAACTTCTTTTGGTGGAGAAGAACCAACAAGGGATGCACAGTACTCCTCCATCCCCATCCACGGCATGTAGTTGTCGAATGGTGAGGACCCTGAGCCTGTCCCAACTGCGGGTACGGGCTCGGTTGTGATGTCCACAGTGACCAGCTTGTTGGGATCGTTGGCTTTGGTCAGACGGGTCAGGGCGGTGGATGGGTTGGAACTGTCCCAGGAGACGCCGAAGACGGAGGTGAGGGATTCGACACGGACATAATATCCTGGGGTGGAGCTGGTGTAATTGCTTCCTGCGCTAATATGGACATAAAATACTGTGGAATTCGCTGCTAATCCATTGGTGCTTTTAAGCGCACTTATCGTAATGGTGCCAGAATCAACATCAACATTTGTACTTATGTACTCTTTGCTTTGCTGCGACTCGATAAAAAATGTTGTTGATTCAGCGTTAGTCTGCACCGATACAACAGCCGTTTTATTGTTTGCTCCTAATACAAGCGGGGAACTTGGACTTGACCTTGGAGAAAATGAAACTACAATAGGTGCCTTCCCAATCGTCCACGTCGCGTTTTTCGTCTCCGTAGTCCCATCCCACCACTGGTAGCCGGGCTTAGGAGTAAATGTTGCGGTGTAAGTCCCTGCATTGGTGCCTTTGACACTCCCTCCAATGGTCAGCTGATCCGGGTCGTAGTTGTTCCATGATACTGTTTGCAACGTATATGGTTTGTATGTCAGGCTTCCGCTCTGTGTTGGCACCACCGGAATGATAATCGCAAACTGCACCGCCACGCTCAGAGAGGCGCTGGCCGCCGTGTAGTTTGTCCCCTCGCTGGCCGATACCTGGATAGCCGTGTTGCCGGTCTCCACGCCTGTTACTGTCAGGGTGGTCCCATCCAGGGATGCTGTAGCTACGCCGGAGTTATCAGACTGTGCGGACAGAGTTCCGTCCCCCGTGTAGCTTACAGCCACCTCCTGAGACGTGGTGGAGGTATCCAGGCTCACAGATGCCGGGTCAAACGTGATGCTGGGGGTGGCCTTTGCAATGGACCACTGGATATTCTTCGCCTCAGTGCTCCCATCCGCCCACTTGTACTGCGCTGTTGGCGTGACCACCGCCGTATAGCTCCCGGCGTTTGTGGCGGAGGTGTCGCCGGAAAGAATCATCTTGCCTGCATCGTAGCCCGTCAGGGTGGGGCTCTGGGCCTGTCCATTGTATGTAAGGCTCCCGGATACCGTGGGCACAGAGATGGTCCCACGCTCCACAGTGATGGCCTGCACGGCGGTCTTTGTCACCCCGGCCTCGGTGTAGATGATCTCCACCTCACTCGTCCCCTCGGGCAGTGCTCCGCTGGGAGAGTAGGTCCAGCCGGTGGCCGTCAGGGTGGCCCCATTGGAGTACGACGCCGTGACCACCATCCCTGCCGGGTCAAAGACCTCTCCGGGGAGATATGTGATATTGTCAGGCGGTGTGGTGATGGAAATGCTCTCCAGCTTGATGCCGCCTCCTGCGCCGCCGCCAACCATTGTAAAAAATTTACTGCCCATTTTTTACCTCCATGCGGATGATGTTGACTGTGATATCTGACGCAGGGGCCTCCGCACAGATAAACACCGCCTTCCCATCCACCGCTACTTCATCCTCCGGCCGAACTTGCGAAGAGACCCACGCTAGATAGGAATCCGAATCAGGGTTTGCCAGATATGCGTAGCCACTGGATTTGAACAGGTCGTTACTCACTATCTGCTCATTCTCGATCCACCCACTGGCAGGGAGTGAGACCGAAAACTGCCGGGACTTCCCGGAGCCAAATCCGGCTACTGGTTTTCCGTTGACGTATATCATGGTGTCCACCCTCTCTTACTCAATGAGATAGTAAACAGTGGCTTTTAATTCGGAAAAACTATATCTGGCAAGAACTCCATCCTCCAAAGCAACTCCGCTAATTCGTAAAATGGCAGCATTAGCAGTTCTCTCAACTGTAACAAACATAAACGTACCAACGTCAATTTCATAATCGGTATCGCCACTATACCCAAGAGCATAGCTCTTAACTGCATTAGTAACACTTGGATCGTCATTGAGGTATTTCAAATATGAATACTCGGGGACATCCGAAAATAAAGGTTTCCATTTGACGACAACATGAATAATGTCACCAATCGAGACATTGATGCTTACCCGTTTTTCGGCGGCACCTAATTCAGTTCCTTCGCTAATGACCTTCTGAACGATATCTTCTCCCTCGTTGCTCCCCGCAACACCGAAGATGCTCACGCCCTTCTTGATGTTGGCAGCCACGAGATTTGCGTCTCCCTTGATGGTCTGGGTGCCGGTCAGATAATATCCTCCAACAATTTTCTGATCTGTTGTTCCTGGTGTGTAGGTCTTACTTCCCTTAATACTTAGTTGCTTTGTGGCTGTCGTAGTCCCGGAAGATACATAGCCAGAAGCTTGAGTTGATTTTGCAGTAATAAGCCCTTTTTCTTCGTCAAGCGTTATTGATGGAGTGGCCTGGGTGGCAGTTGCCACCGACTTGCTGGAATCATTGGCATAATATCCAGAGGGGACTGTCACAGTGGACCCACTGGCGGTCAGGTTGCTGGAGCTCTTGCTGGCAATGGTCCCCGTTACCTTTCCTGCGGCCACATAAGCTGTCTTGCCAGAGAGGATGTCCCCAGCCGTCGCAGTGGCATCGCTGGTATCGGTGCCGCTGGAGATCCCCGCAATAGCTTCCGGAAAGTTATCCGCAACGATGGGGTCTGAGCCTCCAGTATTGCCCCGGATAGCATCAGCAATGGCGGAGAAGAGGCTTGTCAATGTTTGATGTACGGCCATTAGTAGCTCCCTTCTATGGCGGTGCCGATGGAGGTATCGACGTAGGCTTTTAGTTCTTCTTCTAATGCTGCCTGGACATTTGAAATCGCTTGTTCCAGATAATCCTTATTGACCACATTGGTGCCTTCCGTCGGAGGATCGAACACATTTACTCCGCTTGCATCTACTGAGAACATGTGAACTATCTCCCCGCTGTAAAACGCAAAACCTATCTGACCGTCATGCTTTAACTCCATATATGCTTTGTGGGTATTGTCTTGAACGCTTTCAAGCCTGACTTTTTCTCCATTAGCCACGATAGAAGAATAGGCGCTTGAATTTAAGTCATATTGTGCAAACATATGCGCCTCTGCGGTCGATGTTCCCACAAATGAAATAAAATTTTGCTCTTTGCTTTGCATCATTGCGCTAGTACCGCTGACGGAAAATGCGCCAAAATCGTCATTTTTAATTGTATTTGAGCTAATAACCAAATTTTTCCCTATGATTTCGGCGCTATCTTCCATTGTCCCACCAGACAGCTTCAAATATCTCTGGTCTGCCTGCTCCTGAGTTAGACCGCTTGAAGGACGCCCCGCCAGCTCATCAATAGCCCTCTGAACATCAGTTGCCTCCAAACCGCTGGTGGTGTTGCTGTAATCCACATCAGAAGCGGAAAGGCCATCAATTCCACCCTCATCTTCCGAGAAAGTGATGGCGTACGGACCGCTTCCAAGACTTTCCGCCATTTCCAGCTGACCACCACCGGGGACAGTGACGATGTTTTCAGGCGTGGGGATATCAATATTTGCAATCTTATCATCTACATACTTAAAAACATCTGTGTTCATTCCCTGCGGGTCATAGATGCTTTTCAGCATGTCGCCAGATCCAATACCATCAGCGCCGTTGTAGACCTGGAATGTACTGCTTTTCCCGTCAGTCAGATAGATGGTGTAAGTGTCTGTAGTCCCTGCCGCCCCAGTACCGCTCGTTCGCTCGATACGGTCAATGCTGGAGCCAGGGTCTCCGGTCTCACCCTTCGGGCCAACAGGACCCGCCGGGAGCCCAAAGGTCAGCTTTACGACCTCATCCACCAGAGATTTGCTGACCGTTGCCGGCTGTCCAGTCTCCAGTGTGATAGCTTCTACCAGCATATTTTCGATTGCAGTCCTCGCCGCTTCCGCTCCGCTCTGCGCTGTCTCAGCTCCGGTCTTTGCGGTCTCCGCCTGATCTACAAGCCCCTGGAGCTCTTCTTTGACCTCTTCCGCTGCACCCTGGGCGGCAGCTTCGGCCCCGGCCTGCGCCTGCTCCTGCAGGGCGTGGAAGGCGTTCACATAGGCGGCGGTAAACAAAATGCCTTTTTCGCCCGTCAGCTTGTTGGCCACCATCTCACAGCCCTTCTGGGTCAGGAGATAGCAGGGGAAAGTCTGGTTGTGGTCGTTGGTGTAGGTGCTGGGGACAAAGAAATCGACAAGCTGAAAATCTCTTGCGACGGGCTGAAAATTTAGCCCGTCTGCTTTTCGGCGTTCCATGGCCGAAATATAGCGGTGAATGTCCGCCAGAAGGTTTTTGTGTGGCCTACCCAGCATCCGTGCAACCTCTCGGCTATCCACAACGGCCTTGCCGTTCATCATCGCGGCGGGCAGCAGCACCTGCACATCGGCGGGCGCGGGGGCGTTGGCCTTTTTCATGCGGCATCACCGCCCTTCAGCGTCTGCCGCAGATCGGCCACCATATCCTTCATCCGGCTCCACAGCCAGTTCAGGCTGTTCGCATAGTCGCTGCTGTCATACTCGCCTTTCTCCAGCGCAATGCCGTACACCTGCACAACATCCACGGCGTCAGGTCCCGCGCCTTGTCCACAGGCGGTTGGTGGCGTAGCGCACGGCGTCAATGTGGTGGTTGTCAGCGTCGGGGTAGCCGGGCAGCACCTGGCCGTCCTTGCCCACCTCGTACTCGTACTCGCCAAATTCCCGCGCTGTGTCGGGGCAACGCTTTGGGTCAATGCAGATGGCGGCCAGGCTTTGCAGCCACTTCATGCTCTGGTTCACGCTGCCGGGGCCTTTCACCGCCTCGCGGCAGGGCAGGCCCTCGGCGCGGTAGTCGCCGCAGCTCTTCGGCTCGGCGCTGGCGGCGGGCGGCGGGCCGCCCCCCCCCGCGCCCCCCGCCCCCCGCC